AAGATCTGGCAACTATCAAAATTAGACCTTCTGAATCAACAGAGAAATCTGTAAACTAAGCAATTACTTACTTCTTAATTACGGATCTATAATAACTGGTATTAAAATACTTTTTATTAATTTCCCGAACTAAAGAGTTAGTTAATTGGTCACCCCTATGGATGACAAGGGAACGTAATAGTTCCTCGAGGTTGCCCTCGTGGTTCCTAGCTACGTTTACTATAGAGTTAAAAGTTTTTAGGAAAGATATTAATGCAGGACCTACGACATCTGGTTTACGTGGATTACTCTCAGAGATAATCTTGTGACCTTGGATTCGTGCTTCCTGAATACATATTGCATCCATTAGAGAACTAGTCCAGAGGAAACTCTGATTATTTTCTACATCAACAAAATCTAAAGACTCATTGATAATAGGTCGAAGGTTGCTGGTTTGATATCCAGCGACGGCGTAAAAATCATCTTCAGCTAATTTTTGTTGCACATTTTGTAACAACTCAATAGCCCTGATGTTCAAACGACGATCACTAGCATAATCCCAAATACTGGGCGAACCATCTGCATTTATTTGTTGGACCGGTCCCCATGGAGTATTGGAGACAGCTAGGTCGTTAAAAATACTTTCACCATATTCAAGATTAATACAACTTTGCTCATTTTTAATGAGGAGTGTATTTTTTATCTCAAACAGTTTTATACTCAATAGTATAATAACTTTCAAAACCATTTCTGGTTTGGGTACTTCGTACCCGGGTATATTCCTATAACCCTGATTGTTAAGTTTAGAATAAATAGATAGAACCAATTTGATTCTTTCTAATTCTCTTTCCCTTATATGTTCATTTTTGAATTCTAATTTTTCAATTAAGTCAAAAATTGACATATCTAAAGGTAGACCAGACCTCTCGTTTAAGTGTTCCAACAATGTTGGAAAAAGTAACGGTTGTTTAGTCACTGAATTTAGCAGTGAGGGCGATATTGATGAAACATCAATATTGTTCCACGCATTTCTAGAAACAAATTCGAGCCAGTTGTTTTGGTTAACCGCAAACTTGCTTTTAGCAAGATTGATCGGTACACCAATTCTATCATAGGCGGACATCAGTTTATTTTCAGGATCAAAGGCGACTAAGTCGTCTCCAACCTTCATATAATCTGGTAAGATCTGATACTCATTGAGTATCATTTCTATGAAAAGGTGATCTGTTACAGAGGCTATTATAAATGAGCCTTTTGTACCCATTCCCTGTCCTTTACCGTATTTTACGGTAACATCTGAATTTGGGACGTTCCAATCACATTTGACAACAAGCTGTTGCCAAGAGTAAGCGAAATCATTACCATATTTGAATTTCAAATATAGGTATTGTAGTCTCTGAGGAAAGTTATCAGTCCATGCCGTGGCATCGATTGATTTCCAATTCTCATCATATTTGGTCAAGATTTGATCAAAACCTTGAGAGTGATCGAAGAAAGCTGAGTGTTCGGAGAAATTCTCCTTCAACATTCTTATTTCTTCCCTTTCTAGTGGTGCTAAAGCAGTTTGAGTCCAAATGTCGCAAATCGCGACAATACGACTCTTATTACCTCGGTCTGGTATTGCAGTTAACTTTCTTAGGAAATATTCCTTTGATTCGTCAAACTCAATACTCT